GCAAAAATTAATATAAAAAGTATTAATATACTTGATGATTTTTATATTACATCATATAGAGAAGCATTCAATGATAAAATGAAAAAAGAAGAAGTACCAGAAATAAATATTTTTCGTATATGGGACGAAATATCGGCATCAGGAGGGTGTGAAAAACAAAAGACAAAATGCACCTGTAGAAAAGATTTATTTGGAAAATTCAACAAGGATCAGGAAAAAGATTTGAACTCATTTTTAATAAAAAATCTAAATTGTCCTTGTTGCAAAATACGTGTACTGGCAAAAACATGTGGGATATTGGTAACTAATATGGATGCATTATTCTCTTATATGCAACATGCTGCATTAACATATATAGTAAACCCTTCAGATTTTATTATTTTTGACGAGGCTCATAATATAACGAAAAGAGCACAGGAACTGTTTGAAGGAAAAACACAAAGAAACTTTTCCTGCTCGAAAATTGAAGAAAGTCTTAAAAAATGGTCAAAAAATGATGTAAACTTAGTCAAAGGAGATATAGATCATAAGATATTTTACAACTTTCCAGACGAAGATAGAGCCATTCTTTCATTCGATAATAAAAGATATACAGAATACTATGGATTAGTATATCAAGAACTATCTAAAATGGTTTTGAACCCACGTTTTAATAAAGAAATACGCTCAAAAGTTGTTGATGATGTAAAAGATATATTAGATAAATATAATGAAGAAGAACAAGAATTTGAAGATGTCAACAGCCTTTTATGTCTTAAAAATAGAATAGGACATATATCAAACATTCTTGGATTGGATTTAGAAATAACGGATGAAATTATAAAGGAAACGTGTAAAGAAAGACAAACTGTTTTGGGCGAACCCGATAAAGATGATTGTACAAATAATAAAAACAAGGCACTTTCACATTTACAAGCAGAAATAGCTAATAAAGAAAACTCAAAGAATAGATCTTCAATAGAGGAAGAAGATTTTATGAAGGAATGTTTCAAAATTTATAAAAATGGTGATGAAACTATAGAACATCTATATAATACCGTGAACGAAATCCATAAATGTATGACTGACTTGGAAGTATCACAACAAGCACTGGATAAACAACTTTGGACAAACAATATAGAACTTTATAAAAAATTTATACCTAAAATATGTAAAAATGGTTTAATATATGAAATGACGTTTATGGAAAAGGCAAAGATTCTAGAAAAACATCTTTGGAATGAAATAGAAGCCGGTGTGATGCTTATGAGTGCAACATTATCAAACCCAGAAAAAGATGAAGAATATAGTTTTGAAGATTTTTTTTCAGAGGTTGGATTACCATTAAATACTTCTTGTCATGCGACAAAGGAAGTATTTGACAGTAAACGAATGACAATTTATGTACCACCAATGCAAAAATATTCATTCAATCTTAGTATAGAGGAAAAGAAAAAATACGATAGAGAACGAATAGAATTAATGACAAATGCTGTAAAATTGAATCCACTTGCAACGTTGGTACTAAGTAACAATGTGGAAGATTATAAAAGCGTTATATATTACATGAAAAAGAATTTAAAATCACATAAACATATAGACTACAACAAAGATGTTGGACTGTTCAAAGAGTTTGAAAGTGGTAATAAAAATAACGTTGTCATTTATGGTGCTGAGAAATTATGGACTGGACTCAATCTACCAGGAAGAATTGGCATGGTAGTTATACTAAAACCATTCAACAAATTCCGAATGATAGAAGAACCATATTATACAAGCATATTCAAAAATTATTATAAAGAAACTGGAATAAATTGTATAGAAACATTTAATTCTCTTTATAGATATAATACATGTCGAGATACAATTCAAGCTGCTGGAAGAGTTATGCGTAAAGAAGATGATTCAGGGATTATTATGTTTTTGTCAGATAACAAAAAGGATGCCAATATGTTGAAAAATAAGTATAAAAGTGCAAACACTATATATGGCAAAAAAATAACAGAGTGGATCAAATCTACAGAGCAAGTAACTTCTACAGAATGGTTTCAAAAATATCGTTTCAATTAAAATATAAACAACCAATAATTATATATTTTTTATAAGCAAGTAAATGGAAGATTTGTGTGCATCGATTATACAACGTTCTTGGAAAAGTCATTCTAAATATAAAAAGATACTATTTGAAAGTAATATTATAGATCAGTTAACTTGTTGTGTATGTACTGATATCTTCAAAACCTTTAACAGATGTGTAAATGGTCACGGTGTTTGTGAATTTTGTTATGATAGTATGCAAGATAATGCATGTCCTTTATGTAGAGAAGTTATGAGCGATGTGTCTGAAGGTATTGTTTGTAAAATTGCTACACAATTAGGAATATATGCAAACTGTTTAACATGTAATAAAAAATTTCCAATCAATAATATAGAAAAACATAGAAACTGGTGTGAAGAACAACAATTTCTATGTCCAGCAAGGGATTTTTGCAACAAGAGATTGAAATCATCTGAATTATACAATCATCTTTCACATCATGATAGAAATGTTGTTATATTAGACGATATTAAAAATTTTATATTCACACACATAAGCCCAAATGATAACAATGTTTTAATACTTTTGAAACAAAGTAGGCATGTTATTGAATTATCGTGGAGTGGGATTCGTTCAGATGTTGGAAGACCACTCATTGCAGTGAATGCGAAATGTTTCTACCCAGATAAAAATTCCAAAATTTTAAGCATCACACTCGATCATTATAATATTTTACAAAACTGCGAAGTACCAGCAGAATCCTTTTCATTAACAACAGTAGAACCTACTTTTGCTTTTCGTGAAAGCACAACCACAACACCTTTTGGTATAATTACACCATCCACAAAGTTTAACAGTGAAAAACAAGTTGCCAGTATACAAATCCTAAAGGATTTGAAAGAAATACGTCTTGCTTCAAGATCATATAAAAATGATATCACAGAAGTTTCAAAACTTCTTACAAGAGATAGTACCAGAAGACGATATATGAGCATGATTTCTACACAGAGAGATATTGTTGCATTTGTTAGTATACGTATAAAAATAGGAACAAATATAGTGTCACATATTTATTAATTTTTGTAACGATAAAACGTTGTTCTCTTAAGTCTTATTATTTCGCTTGTTGTTCTTGAGATGATAAAAGGAATATTTTTACAAAAGAACTCATTTGCGTTTTCCAAATGTTCTATAATTTCGGTTTTTGAAGGTAATTGTTCATACACAAATAATCTAAGACTAAATTCGTCCTCTTTTTTTTTAATCACAATGTAATCTTCGTCATAAGATTCATAATAATCCATTCTATATATAGTTTTTAAAAAAAGTAATAGAGTCTCAGAGTCTCAGAGTCTCAGATCTACTAAACCCGAATTGCCACAGTATCTTCATCTATCTTCATCTATCTTCATCTATCTTCAAACGCACTTTTTGCAAATTCATAGTCTTCATCTTCTTAAACGAATGAATCAAACATATTGGTAGCAGATGAACAAGTATGTTGAAGGGGATACGACAGTGAAACGTGAAACCAAATCTTTAGGTAATAAAAAAAAGTGTGATAATTTAATGTTAATTCACCAACACAATAAGGAAGCCTTTCATAATATGTCGAGACCCACTCAACTTCTAGAAAGTATTCTATATGATCTTGCATACCTGAATTATGTACTGTCTGGTAGTAAGTTATCCAGTGAAGATCATGTTGGTTATCAAGGTTATACACCCGTTTAAAAACATCTATAAAAACAAAAAAAATACATCATCATAATTTACCCCAAAATATGTTTTTTAAAAGAAAAATACAGGTTTCTTAGTAATTGCTTCTTGAACAATATAACCTAATACGGCAATCATAGCAATTCGTCCATTCCATACTTCACCTGCCTGGAGTTTTAGAAATTCATCTGTACCATATTCTTCTTCTGTAAAACGCCAATTGTAATCACCGGGTGTTGTTGATTTTTTTGATGTATTCATTTTATAAAGTTCTAAACCAGATGCCAATCCTAAGAAAAATATCAAGACTGATGGATCTAAATTTCCATTTACAAGGGATGGAGAAAGTTTTTCATATGCGAGTTCATTTGGAAAATTCAAGGCTTTAGATAATATAGGGTTTACTAATTCTTGAATAGGATATGCAACTGCTGCCATCATTGCAAGTCTTCCGTGTTTCAATTCAGCTTCTCTGTAATCATACAATATTTCTTCGGGTGATCTTTGAGAAATAAAACGATTCAATGTTAAATCATTCATAGAAAGACCAAGTGGGTCAAAGTTAACATTTCCTTGAAGATTTGATCTATGTAATGGGTTGTTGAAACTCTTTAGTGAAAGACTTGTTAATAGTATACACAACATTTATTTATAAAAATGTAAAAAAAATATGGATTTAAACGAATTTACTTTTTTTATAAATACATTACAAACACTTTTACAAAGGGTTATTGATCACATTGAAATATAATTTATAAATACCATTCAATGTCAAAAATGAAGGTCCAATAAAGTATCCAACACCTAAAAACATAAAAGATAATAATCCAATAAATATAGTTAAAATACCAGTAAAATCAAAACGTTTGTACTTGTAAAATAGACTCATTAATATAATAACTATAAATTCTGGTAGAACAACAATAAATAACAATGAACCCCAAAAACTACTTGTGTACTCTATTTTCGTTTGTACGTAAACTATACTAAATGTTTTGTCTATCAAAGATGCCAAAAAACCAATAAATGCAATGTCATAGAATAATGTTTCAATATAAATTCCACCTTTTGATTTTTTAAATGTTTCTACTTTGAAAACTTTTACATAATTATTTATTCTGTTTTTTAATCTTGTAAAATATATTAGTTTGCATATTCCAATAATGTAATATAGTAAAGGTGCTACAATCAACAACCATATATAGTAATAATCAGCTTCATTCCAATAGTTTCCATGATTTCTTCTTATAAATAAAGGAAAAGACAACAATTCTAAAAATGTAAATTGTTCACCAAGACCAACCACTGGACTCCAGAAGATAGTAGAAGCATTTTCAAATGCTTGTAAACGTATTGTAAAATGAGGATCTGAACAGTTCAAGAGACTTGTAAAATATATTTTTCTTTCATTTTTAGGTATTATACTTCTATAAACGGTTTGAGTAAATGGCTCTATTTCAGGAGGTGTATAAGAACTTAGAGAATATGGAGATTCTATTATGGGATCTTCTGGCATACATCCTCCACAACCAATGTATAAATTGTAGGTAGTTGTGTCTACCTCATCTCTGAAAACAGCATCTATATCTATATATCCTGTACTGTTTAAATTTAAAGTGTCTAAGTGAACTTCTAAACCGCCAGATCCTTTTAAATAAAATGCTTGACTTACTGTATAATTATGCTTCAATTGACAACAGTTTTCGATACAATTGTAACTTGGTACATGTGCCAATGAAGAAAGAGCTAAGAATATGCTCATTTTCTATTTAAAATTAATTTTTTTTTCATGTATTAATGATAATGTATACGTCATAATATATCACAAATTCTGAATATGACAAATTAATTAACGTTAAATATCATTTATCTTCAAACTTTTTATTAAATTATTGTCATTATTAACAAAATGGTGGAGGAAGAAGATGCCTATAAAATACATAAAGTATCAGTGAGTTCCAAACCAATATTTAAGAATATTGATGCCACATACATATTAACAATGGAAGATAGTAATCGTTTTGAAAAGT